CTTTTTCCTTTTTCTTAGTAAGATGAATAATCGTGGACGCCGCATACTTAAGACCAGAACCGCCACCCATCTCTTTGGTTGGAACGTATGCACCGATGACATCGTAAGTGTGATTCGTAACGATCATTGGAATGTTTGCTTGACCCAACTTGAGAGTAAGCATACGGAAAGCACCTTTGATAAGTTGGGATTTGGTCATGTCCCGAACTTGTTTGTCGTTAAGTGCGTCAGTAATCTCTTTCTCAGTGGAGAGCATCCCCAAAGAGTCTAACACAAACATACAAGGTTTGCGTTCGTCTTCAGGTTTTTTTAGATAAAGGTCAACTGCCTTCAGTGCTTTACTGCGGAACTCTTCTACAGTAACAACATTCACCACAACTGTACGATCTAGGTCAACGCCGCGACTTGCGAGAAGAGACTTGTTAACAGCGGCTTCAGTGTCAAAATATAGGCAATACCCATCAGGATTAGAATCCAAGAAGTTCTTGACAACGGCGAGACTGAAAAAAGTTTTTCCAGTGCTAGACTCGCCAGCAATGGCAGTAATCTTATTCCTAGATACACCACCAAAGATACTACCTGATACGAGTCCGTTAAAAATGTACGAACCCGTATCCACATATTCTTCAGTATCGTCAATATCGGATGCGAGTTTTGTGTAGTCATCACCGATTTCTTTTACAATTTCTTTAAGAAAGTCCATTAAATAACAAATCCAAATTCTTCACGGGCAATTTTTTTGTAAGGTCCTCCTGGATTAGCATCACGAATCTCTTTGATTCGAGTGAGTTTTTGATAGAGAGCAGCATCACCACCAAGGCGGAGAGCACTTACAATAGTAGCGAGTTCTTTGTCGTTGATAGGCAGTTCCATTTAGCCAAAAAATAGTTCCAAGTTTACAGTTTTTTCTACATTCCACCCAATTGCATCAAGGATTGCTTTGAGAGGTTCGACAAAACTCTTTTCAAATTGTAGGTCATAGTCCACATACTTGTCAAGGTCGAGTTCCCGTGGAAAATCCTGGATGAATGAAATAACATTCTCCCGAATAATATTGGGTTTCTTCAAATACAGGAATTTGATTTTTTCCCCGTTATTGATGAGTGAATATTTATTCGTGAGTTTCTTCTCCTTAATATAGTGATTGAAGAGAAGAGCACCACGACAATGAATGGGAGTTCCCTTTACATAGATGTCTGAGTGGGAACGGTATTTTACCACATCCGACACCGATCTGGGGAAAGCAATATCTTCAGGAGGAAGTTGTTTGAATTCTTTACGACACTTATCAATGAAGTTGATAACATCTTCTTCAGTGCCGTTCATCATCAATTTGAGACCTTCCTTAATCATCTTGCGGCAAGGTGCAGGAGTAGATGATTTGACTGCTTCAATACCCATCATCTTCAGTTTGGGTTCTTCATAACGAACACCCTCACTATCCCATACGTTGAGAATGTATCGCTTCTTCGCAGTCCAAATACCACGTTCAGCGATGTTCTCACGCTTCATAAACATCTTCTGGTCGTAAGCGTTTACGTAGTCCGCGAGTTCTTGGTAGCAACGGTCAATATACGGCTCAAGTTCCATCTCACACACCTTATTAAGGAACGTGACAACGCCTTCAGTAGTTTTCTCTCTTCCCTTGTATACACTTTCAACCAGAGGACCCAAATTAAGATAAATGGAATCGGTATCAGAAGCAATAACATAATCTTCTCCTTCAGTTTTCAAGATCCTATTGATCTTTTGATTCATTTTGTTCTCAATCCAACGGATGGAGACTTGACCAGAGAGGGTGATTGCTTCGGCGTTAGCAAGTTTATAATAGCGAAAGTATTGATTACCAATAGCACCATAAGCAGAGTTGAGTTGGATCTTACGCGCCATTTGGATGTTGTTACATCGGGCGATTTCCTTCTCAAGTGCTTTAGTTGGAGTCTTCTCATATTCTTGTTTCGCTTGAAGCATCTTCTTTTTGTAGATGGTTCGATCCTTATAGATCTTATCCATCAATTCTGGAAGGAATCCACGCTTATCCTTACGGTACATTGAACCGTTCGCACAAACAGCATTGTCCTTATACAGTTCGAAGTTTATTTCCTCATTAAGTATTCGATCAACGGTAGAAGATGGGTGTCTCTCCTCAAGTAACGTCTCTGGCGAGATGTTGTACTGCATAATGAGATGAGGATACAGAGAGTTAAGGTCAAAACTGACCACCCAATCATACTTTCCTGGAATCGGTTCCTTGACATACGCCCCCGCGTACTTAGAGTCTTTATCAGAACGAACGATTGGTGGGATGACGATGTTTCTCTTTTTGAGATAATTGTAGATAATCGTATCCCACATACGAACCTGGGAGAACACATCAGCATAGTTCGCTTTAGCGTCATACGCCATAACGATTGCTAGTTCAATCAGTTTCATCTTGTCTTCCATACGGTCAACAAGTTCCACGTCAATGATGTTGTATTCTACAAACTTCTGCCACCCATTGGTATAGAAGTCTTTGAATGTATCAAACTCAGAGTGATCTAACTTCTTCTGCCCAAGTTCCACACTCGCAATGTAGTCCAGACGATAGGACTCCTGCGCTTTATAAGTGAACTTCTTATAAAGATTTAGGTAATCAAGTTGCGTGATACCCCCAACATCATAAGAAATGTGTTTTCTTCCTGCGATGAAAGTCTCTTTCTCCGTGACCAAACCCCAAGGAGAAATGCGTTTCATCAACTTCTCACCCAGGATTCTGTCGATACGACGCACCAGATACGGAATATCATACAGTTCACTGTTCCAACCAGTAACGACCTCAGGAGTATTATCCTCAATCATCCACCAGTTGATGAAATCATTCAGGAGTTCATACTCTGTGGAGAAACCTTTATAGATGACGTTCTGCTGTTTGTTATTGAAGGGTCCTTGACCCCAGGTGCGGATCTGTTTGGTAGTATAGTCCTGCACGGTGATGAGGAGAACTTCCTCAGCGGCAGATTCAACGTCTGGGAATCCATTCTCTGATTTAACCTCAATATCAATAGTAGAGATTTTGATCTTGTGAGTATCAAACTTAATCTCTTCTTCAGGATACTTCTCAGAAATATACTGATAGATGTATCTATCGTTTCCGTAGATCTTGAAGTTATCTACACCATCATATCGCTTGATAAATTCACGACATTCACGAACAGTTCCAGGTTCAACAGATTGAACGTAATCACCTTCAAGAGTTTTGTATTTTGTTTTTCCTTTTGATTCAACAAAAAGGGTCGGGTAAAACTTCTCCCGAGTCATGAAATGTTGACCATTTTCATAACCACGGACCAAGAAGTGATCCCCGACCATTTGGACGTTCGTGTAAAATCTCATTCTGTAAGTTTCAAGTACGCTTCAACGACTTCTGGAGTTGGATCTGCGATAGTAAGAATATCACTAGATCGTATCATAAATTCAGTTTGATTGGAAGCCTTGACCCAAGGTTCCATCGATTTATCTGGGAAGAAACGGTATGGTTTGATCAGTTTGCAGTCTGGATCTCCAATCTCAGATGGAACTTCTTCAACTTCACTAATCAAAACATTATCAATGTCTACCAACAGACACTTGATATTCTCAGCCATTTACAACCTCCGTTTCAGATACTGGTGTTGGATTTACTTTACTATCATACATTTCCATAACAGAATCAAGAGGATCACAAATAGTCGCCACAATATCAGTGGTAACGACATACTCTTGATTCTTAGAGAGAATCATCCAAGGAGTAAGGATAACATCAAGTTCATAATTAGAATTCTTAGTATCCTCCTCCATCAACATAGTTTTTTCTTGAGTGCGGACAATCTGAGGTTGCTTGAAAAGGTATCCCTTTACCTTCTCATCTTGAACAACCTCTTGAGCGTCAGTAATCAAGGTTTCTCCCGTTTTCAGGAGAATCATTTTAACTGCCATGACTAATTTGTTTCCTCCAAGTATTATAGCATGTTTAGACGGTTGGTGGGGTAAAAGTTCGAACCAATTGTGGGCGAACCAATGCTGCTTT